AATGTGCAGACATTTTCATTCAATGGCGCGTATCGTTTTTCTACACAGCTTACTGCGCCAGCAACAACGACAGGCTCATCCAAGACAGATTATTGGGTCGTGATGTACAACTCGACCGATCTGGTATGGGATTTCTTGTCCGTGAATTTCGGGTTCTAAAATGGCCTTCCTGATCACAGGTGGCGGTTCGGTCAACTGGAACACGACTGCATCTTGGTCGCTGCTTTCCGGCGGCGCGACTGGTGCGCCGTTTCCTACTGCGGCGATTGATGCGACTGGCGACGTAGCGAGCGGCGCTGGCACGCTGACGGTAAATGTATCGAGCGCCTGCCTAAACTACACATTCAACGCCTATACCGGCACATTTGCTGGTAGCTCTGCGCTTGCCATCAGCGGGAATGCGACGTTTGGCGGGACGATCACATATACAGGCAGCGTGACATTTGCCGCCACAACGACTGGTAAAACCATTGCTAGCAATAGCAAAGTTCTTGGCGGTGCGGTTTTATTTAATGGTGTTGGTGGCGGTTGGACGTTGGCAGATGCCTTCAACACCAGTGGAAATCTATCGGTTACTAATGGTGCATTTGATGATGGGGGTTTCCCCGTTACTATGGCGCGATTGCTTGCCAACAATGCCAATACGCGTAGCATAACGCAGAATGCTTTATGGACAGTGACAGGGGACGATACGGGAACCGTTGCGTGGCAGTTAAATACTGTCACAGGCCTAACGGCAACATTCAATGGAACAGTAAAATTCACAAGCACGAGTTCTGTCGCAAAGACTTTTCAGTCGGGGCATCAAACATATAACATCGTTTGGTTTTCCGGTGCTGGAACCGGCATGAATCAAATTGTGGCGAATTCAACTTCCATCCCCGTAACAATCGGTGAGCTAAAGCTTGATGCCGCCCCAAAAACTGTGACAATTGCCTCCGGGCAGGCTGTTTCCGTCACCACGCTTACGGGCTTTACCGGCTCCCTGGGGAATCTGATAACGCTTAATGCTGTAACGCCTGGAACGCGCTATACCATCACTAAAACGGGGGCAATTTTCAGCGGCGATTACTTGAGTATTACCGATCTTATTGGCGGAAATGGATACAAATTCTTTGCTGGCGATCATTCGACCAATGGCGGGAATAACCTTGGGGTAGCTTTTATGACCCCGCGAAATGCCAGTGCCGGAATGGGTTGTTTCTGACGCGCTTGACACGGCAGGAAAACAGGTTTATAAGGCAGTCGTAATACCGCAGTCCTCGCCCGCCAGTGCGTCATCTGGCTGCTTGATAGCTCCATGAGATACAGAGCGTAGCAGAACTCTTTATCAACTTTCTTGGAGCGATCATGAGCACAGATACCCTGCTTACGATTTCGATGATCACCAATGAATCCCTTATGGTGCTCGAAAACGAACTGACCTTTACCAGTCAGGTTCTTCGTACCTACGACGAGTCTTTCGGCGTCGATGGTGCAAAAATCGGCGATACGTTGAATGTTCGCCGCCCCCCGCGTTTCATCGGTACATCCGGCCCGAATCTGAGCATCGAGGATTACAACCAGACCTCGATTCCAGTCGTTGTCGGCGATACCACCAAGTACGGCGACCAGTTCCACGTCGATACCGCCTTCACTACCAAGGATTTGCGCCTGTCTCTGGGTGCTTTCTCCGAAAACGTCATTAAGCCCTCGGTCGCTGCGGTTGCAAACCGCGTCGATTATATCGGTCTGCAAATGGCGAAAAACTCCACGGCGAACATCGTCGGCACCTATGGTACACCGCCTACGGCCCTGCTGACGTATCTGACTGCTGGTGCCTACCTCGATGCTGAGGCTGCGCCGCGTGACGGTTCCCGCGCTGTTGTAATCGAGCCCTTTACTGGCGCATCGATTGTGGATAGCCTCAAAGGGTTGTTCATGCCGAGCGACAAGATCGGATCGCAGTACATGAAGGGTCTGATGGGCCGCGATTCGGCTGGCATGAACTGGAAGATGGATCAGAACGTGAATACCCAGACTACCGGGGCATGGGCTGCATCGTCCGCTTCCACGCTGACCGTCAATACGACCTCCATCGGCATTGCTACCGGATGGGCTGAAACCAGCAACGTAACGCTGACATTCGGTGCAACGGTAACGCTGAAAAAGGGCGACATCATCAGTATTGCCAACGTTTTCCCGGTGAATCCGCAGAATCGCCAGATTTACGGCACGCAGCCGCGCACGTTCGTTGTACGGTCGGATTTCAGCGGTACGGGTTCCTCGACCGGCACGCTGACGATTGCTCCGGCGATCATAACCGCAGGCCAGTTCCAAAACGTGAGCATTACCAGCACTTCGGCAACCGCAACCGTGACCCCCTATAGCATCGGGGTATCGGCAACCGGCAATACTTCGCCGCAGAACATCCTTTTCCACAAAAACGCATTTACCTGCGCGATGGCGGATTTGGAATTGCCTGCTGGTGTCGTGTATGCAGGGCGAGCGGCATCCAAGGAAGCGGGAATCTCGATCCGCGTTGTCCGACAATACACCATCAACAACGACCAGATACCGGCGCGTTTCGATGTGCTATTCGGATGGGCTCCGCTCTATCAGGAACTTGCCTGCCGAGTCGCGGCTTAAAGGAGAAATGACATGAGCAATCCAGGCGCAGCATCTACCACGACCGCGACATTTGTCGGCGGCGGCTCCCCGTTTTGGGTGGCTGACGATCCGGCTGATACCGTAGGTTTTTACGGCACGACCCCTGTGGTGCAGCGGGCAACTGCTGCATCGCATACCACGATTGCAACGACTGTGGCCGTATCTACCACGTCCGCAATCTGGGGCTTCTCGACCTCGACGCAAGCCAACAATGCCATTGCCGCGATTGCGGAAATTCAGGCAACGCTGGTGGCAATCGGAATCTGGGCCGCGTAATTGATATTTGGCCCTTGTCACACCCCACAAACATGGGCGCTGGTTAGATTGTGTTACTACTGCCAGCGTCTGAGTTTGTGGGCTTTTCGGAGACTTGAATGCCAAAAGTAAGCGTCTGCATACCGTCGTACCAGCTAGGCCATTTGATTGCGCGCACGATTGACAGCGTGCTTGCCCAAACCTTCACGGATTGGGAGTTGCTGATAGAGGACGACGGATCAACGGATAACTCCGCGCAGGTGCTGAAATTCTACGAAAGCCCTCGTGTTTCCGTAGTGCTGAAAACGGCCAACGAAGGCCAGAACAAAACTACGAACAATCTTGTTCGGCGCGCGACTGGCGACTATATCGCCCTGCTTGCCGCCGATGATGTATGGGAGCCTGAGAAGCTCGCCAAACAAGTGGCGTATCTTGATGCGAATCCTGATTGCGGCATCGCTTTTGGCTTGCCCCGATTCATTGATGAGGCCGATGCGCCAGTATCTGATCCGGTTGGACAGCCGAAAGAAGTACAAAACCGTATTCGTGCAGATTGGCAGAAACTGCTGAAAAACGGCAACTTGCTGTATATCTCGACCAGCCTGTACCGTCGTGAGTTGCATGCCGAACTCGGCTATTTCAGCGAGGATTTGCACCTTTTGGCCGATCTTGAGTGGTATGCGCGCATCGTCAAGGCGCATGACCTACATGTGATACAAGAACCGCTTGCAAGTATTCGCAGGCGCGATGACAACGCGAACTTGTCCGCGATCACTGGCGACAATCTTGAACGTCATTGCGATGAACTCGACCTGATCAACGAGCGGCTTTACCCGATTGATCGCAGCAAGAAAAAGATCATGATTTCGACGCCCTTCTACGAAAACAAGGGCTACTCGCCATATATCCGCTCCATGTTTCAGACGGTCTATGCGCTGGCACGGCACACAACGCTGGAATTCGATTTTCAGGATGTATCGGGCGGGTCGTACATCGACCACAATCGTAACCTGATGGCGGATATGTTCCTGAAATCCGACTGCACACATCTGTTTTTCCTCGACTCTGATCAATCCTGGGACTTCCAAGGCTTCCTGAATGTGCTGAAAGCTGATGTCGAAATCGTTGGGGCTGCGTATCCGGTCAAAAACAATTGGGAAAACTACGGCGTCACGATCCACAACGACGAAAACAACCATGCGGTTGTGAATGAAGATGGCCTGATCAAGGCGCAGAAGGTGCCGACCGGATTCATGAAGATCAGCCGTACCGTGTTCGAGAAGCTCAAGAAGGCCAATCCGCATGACTGGTACTGGGATAACGGGCGCAAGCTCTACAACTTCTTCGGGCACATCACGCTTGACCACGTTCGCTACGGCGAGGACATCAGCTTCGGTATCCGCTGGCAGGCCATTGGCGGCGACATCTGGGTCGAGCCGCGGGTGAATATGGGGCACTTCGGCGTGCAGGGCTGGTACGGCAACTATGACGCATTCTTGAAGAAGCAGCCCGGAGGCAGTGACGATCCGGCCCGTAAAACTGAATCAATCGCAGCATAATCGAAAGGAAATCGTATGGGCGGACGCGCATTAGGAGTAATGGATAGCCAGGGTGCTTGCAAGTACATTCAATTCAAGTATGACGCAAACACGGTCACACAGGCGGCGTGGATCGCGCAGTTCCCCTGCCGCGTGGTAGCGATTACCGGACGCCCTCGTGTAGCTGGTAGCGGTGGCGCATGTACGTTCCAGTTCTATAAGTGCGCTTCGACCATTGCCGCTGCATCTGGAACGCTGCTGCACTCTGGCAGCTTCGATGTGGCAGGGACGGCAGATACGAATCAGTCACTGACAATGGTTGCAGGCGTTCCGACGCGCAGCTTTGTTGCGGGAGATTCGCTGAATGTTGTTCTGACTGGCACGCCAACCTCGGCAGTCGGTGTCATCACCATAACGGTTGATCCGGCATGATCGCATTTCAGCCCAAAGGCCCGCTGCTCAGCTTTACCGGGGCAACCTCTGCGCCGACAGCGGTGCAGGCGATAAGTCTAACTGGAGAAACCGCGCAACAATACCTCCTGACCAATACTGATGCTGCGATTGACTGCGTTGTCGGGTGGGGCGCAACGGCTGCGGAGGCGGCTAAAAATGCTGCTGCGGCTGCATCAGTGCAGAACTGCTACTACCTGCTGCACTCGACGCAAATCGTTGTCACCGGCCCGCGCGATGCGTACTTCAGCGGCATTACTGGAAGCAGTACAGCGGTCGTCAAGGTGCAAAACGGCATAGGCAATTAAGATGGCCTGAACGGAGAAACTATAGTGCAAGCCCTCGACTTGGTAACTCGCTCTCTAAGGGCAATCGGGGCTTACGCTCCGGGGGAAACCATAGAGGCATCGGATGCAAACGATTGCCTCGACATGCTCAACGACATGCTGGAAACGTGGTCGAACTCGACCATGATGGTGAATTACGTCACTGAAATCATTTTCACGCTGACGAACAACGTCTATCAATACACCATCGGACAGGGTGGAACCATAGGCGGAACCTTCACCGGAAGCATCGCGGGGACAACGCTGACAGTTTCGTCAATATCAGCAGGGAATATCGCACTTGGGCAATATCTGACCGGCTCAGGTGTTACGGCAGGAACGCAGGTTATCAAGTTCATTACCGGCGCGGGGCAGACTGGCACCTATCAGGTAAGCGTCGATTACACTTCCGCGCCTGTCACCAGCACGACGATAACGACCTACTACCAGCGCCCATTGCGGATCAATAGCGCCTTCGTCCGCGTATCGTCGCTTGACTACATCGTGACGCCGGTCAATATTGAGCAATACGAGCTGATCGGCTTCAAGACGTTGCAAGGGCCGTGGCCGCGCATGTTGTACTACCAGCCTTCATCGCCGGTCGGCAATATCACATTCTGGCCGGTGCCAGGATCAGGCGAAATGCACATGTTCGCGGAAACGGTACTGCAAGGATTCAACACGCTGGCAGAAACAGTCACGCTGCCGCAGGGCTATAACATGGCGATTCGCTGGAACCTTGCCGAACTGCTTCTGCCTGAATACGGGCGCACGACCGATCCGGTACAGGTGCAACTTATCCAAAAGAATGCTGCCGAGTCTCGCGCGTGGGTGAAACGTACAAATATGAACCCGCCACAGATTGCGCGGTTCGATGATGCTCTTGTCAGTATGAATCGCAGAAATGATGCCGCGTGGATATTCTCCGGGGGTTTCACGCAATGAATGCCGCTGATAAACAAGCTGAAATTGTCGCGGCATGGAAAGCTGCTGACGACCTCACGGAAGATTCCGCGCTTGCGATTGCGAATGAATTGCTGAAAGACCATCCGCAGCAGAAGAGCGAATTCGCGAAGTGGTTCAAGGTAAATGGCGCTGCAATCGTTGCGAGGATGGCGAAGTGAGTGATTTTGGATTCGTCGGCGGATCATACATAGCCGCATCGCTCACACAGAACGATCAGGAGTCGATTAACTGGTATCCAGAGACTGACCCGACCAAGACTGATGATAATCCAACCACGCAGGATTTGCGCGGCGTTATTGCACTTTATCCTGCGCCCGGATTACTGCTAAAGCTGGAAACGGCTGCTGGTGGCCCTGTCCGTGCCACTTATACGCTTCCGGGCAGTGTTACCTGTCTGGTAGTTAGTTCCAATGTCCTGTACTACATCGACGCGAATTTCAATGAAACCGCAGTCGGTACGCTGCTGACGACTTCCGGGCCTGTGTCGATTGCCGACAATGGCGTGAGCGCATATCTGTGCGATGGCGCTAGTCGTTATTACTACACATGGGGAACGAATACTTTCGCCGCGATCAATGATGGCGCATTTGCCAATGGCACACGCACGGACATCATCGACAATTTTCTGATCTACAACAATCCCGGTACAAACCAATGGGGCTGCACCGATGCGTTGTCGGTTACATCCAGCGCGCTTAACTTTTCCTCTGCCGATGGCTCTACCGGGAATCTAATAAGCCTGATAGTAAGCAATCGGGAGATATTCCTGATTAAAGAGTGTTTCACCGAAGTCTGGACGGATGTCGGCACGTTTCCGTTTCCATTCCAGCGCATTCCCGGCACATCAATGCAGCACGGAACGCTTGCCCCGTTCTCGGTTTCGCGCCTCGGCGAATCGTTCGCGTTCCTTGCCAATGACACGCGAGGGAACGCAACCGTGGTGCAGATGAAGGGTTATACCCCAGTTCGGATATCGACGTTCGCCGTGGAATATGCGATCCAGAATTATGCCGTCACGAATGATGCAGTTGCCTACACCTATACGCAGTCAGGGCATGAATTTTATGTGCTGAATTTCCCAACCGAGGACATTACATGGGTCTATGACCTCGCGACTGGATACTGGCATAAACGCGCCTATCGTGACGCAAATAACATCCTGCACCGGCACCGTGGAAACTGCTCGATGAATTTCAACGGCGATGTGATTGTCGGCGATTGGCAGAATGGCAATCTTTACATGCTGTCGCAATCGACTTTCACCGATATGGACGGGTCATTGATTCCCTGTATCCGTCGCTGCCAGCATCTGACAACCGATCTAAAGCGGCAATTCTTTCACGACTTGCAGATACAGTTTCAGCCCGGAGTGGGCTTGCAAACCGGACAGGGAAGCGATCCCAAAGCTGTTCTTACTTGGTCGGACGATGGCGGTTCGACATTCGGCACGCAGCATACCGCTACTATCGGCAAAACAGGACAGTACAAGCATCGGGCGATATGGCGCAGGCTAGGCGCTGCTCGTGATCGTATCTTTGAAGTTACCGTCACTGATCCGGTCTATCGTGTCGTCGTGTCTGCGAACTTGAACGCCACGCCGGGAAGCAATTGACATGGCTGACCAGTTCTATCCGCCAGTTGCAACGAATTCGCTAACCGATGACGGCGCACCGCCGACGCGCGCTTGGTATCGCTTCTGGGTGAATCTTTTCCAGATTGGCGGCAATGGCGATACCGGAACCGCCACGGATGTATTACACGGTGGCGGGGCTGGATTTGGGCCGGTCGATTTGACCGCAGACGTAAGTGGAATTCTGCCAGTTGGCAACGGCGGGACTGGCGTACAGACAACGGGGCAGCATAACGTATTCGCTGGGCCGCTGAGTGGGACTGCCGCGCCCCCGTCGTTTCGCACGCTGGATGTTAGCGACTTGCCTGCTGGAACTGGCAGCGTGACAAGCGTCGATGTGTCTGGTGGCACGACAGGGCTAACGACCAGCGGAGGGCCGATAACATCTAGCGGAACGATAACGCTTTCCGGAACTTTGATTGCTGCCAATGGCGGGACGGGGTTCGCTTCATACGCTGTTGGCGACATCCTGTATGGCGATACGACAACGACATTGGCTCGACTTGCCGATGTATCCGCTGGATCATATCTGCGCTCTGGCGGTGTAACGACTGCACCGCTGTGGAGTACGCTAAAGCTTCCGAATGCAGCTAATGCGAATTTTATAGCGTATGCAACTAGCGCGAATACATGGGGAGAGTCATCAGGATTGCAATTTAATGGTTCTCATGTTGCTGTCGGAGGGGCTGGAGCAAGTCCTAGTACAGCCACTCAAGTGTTGATAAATGACAATAGCTTTACTGTCACGACGAGCCAAGGAATACAGCTTCTCTCTGAACTTTCAGCCGGTGGCGCGGCTGTCAGTTTTGATGGCATTGATGTTCGGCCACATGCGAATTATGCAGGAACGCTACCATCGCTGGCTTGTTATAACGCAAGACCCAATACAACATCTGCCAGTTGCACGATCACAAATTATTACAGCTTCAAATCGACAATAACCGCCGACAACAGAATGACGAATCTCTATGCGTTTTATAGCGATTTGAATTCGGCAACGGCCAGATTTGCATTTTATGGTGCCGGAACTGCACAGAGTGCGTTCGGTGGCAATGTAGCTCTTGGTAGTACGACTGCTCCTACAGTTGCCTGTGATGTAACAGGGCAAATAGCTGCAACTGGCAGCATATCGAAAATCGGCGGTGTGACAACTTCAGGCGCACTCGGCGCTGTCGCTGTGGTCGCATCTGGTCGCGTAACTGCACAGAACGCAGCAGTCGCATCGGTATCGACATTCACTGTCGGCGCATCGGATGGATCGTTTGAAGTCTCTGCGAACGTCAATGTCACCACAGCCACAGTCCATAACTTCACCGTGACGTGTGCCTACACCGACGAAACGAACACGGCGCAAACAGTTACGCTCGGATTCATTCAGCTAAACGGTGCGACATTTATCACGGCGATAACGAACGTGACGGGCGTAGGGCCATATGAAAGCACAGTGATTCATATTCGCTGCAAGGCCTCGACGGCAATTACGATTGCTACGACTGGCACATTCACAACTGTGACCTACAACGCGGAAGGCATCATAAAGAGGACAGCATGAGCGCACTTCAACAAGTCTATGCCGCCGTCCAGCATCGCACACAGATGCCATATGCCGACTTTGCTGCTGCATTCGATGACTGGCAGATTATCCCTATCGCAAACAAAGGCGCAATCCTTCGGCGCGGCTCAGAAGTGCATATCGCCATCGACCCGTGCCATCAGGGCCGCGTATGGCTGCGTGGCATCATGCGTTCGTATCTGTCGCAGGTAATCCGCGAAGAAGGCCACGCAACGACGAAAGTCATGGACGACCATGCCATAGGCCATCGGCTTGCCAGATTGCTTGGATTCCGCGTTATAGCTAAAATGAATGGACTGACGGAGTATCAATTATGAAAATCTATATGTCCCGCCGTGCGACTAAATTCTGGTCGGCTGAGATGCCGATTGGTGACCCTTTCGGCGGCGCTCCGTATGGCGAGAAAAACGACCCTGTAACAGCAGCTATTGGCGTTGGTGGCGCAATTGTCGGTGGCGTACTGAGCAGCAAAGCCGCAGGCAAAGCCGCATCCCAAGCTGCGAACGCATCGGAGCAAGCCGTCAATTCGCAGCAAGGCATGTTCAACACGATCAACGCGCAGCAAAAACCGTGGCGCGTGGCTGGCAAGAATGCGCTTGGCAGCATCAGTGATATGCAGCCATATTTCAATCACCAGTTCGATGCGAACGACCTGAACGCGAATCTGGCACCGAACTATGAGTTCCAGCTTGGGCAGGGACTCGGCGCGGTGAAGAATTTCGCCAACTCGACTGGCGGGTTGGTGAGTGGAAACACGCTGAAAGGCATTAATGATTACGCGCAGAACTTCGCGGGGAATGCCTATCAGAATGCGTTTAACAACTACTCGGCGAATCAGACGAATATCTTCAATCGGCTCTCCACGATTGCAGGATTAGGAAATTCTGCAAACGCTTCGACGGCGGGCGCAGGCGCTAATATTTCGCAGGGCGTCGGCAATAGCCTGTCGAACATCGGCGCAGCGCAGGCAGCAGGAACGATCGGACAAGCGAATGCGCTGAGCAGCGGAATCAGCAATGGACTCGGTTGGTATCAGCTTGGAAACTTCCTGCAACCATCATCCGGCGGGAGTTCCGGCGCAGGTGGTTTGTACAGTACCAGCCAGAATTTTAGCCCCGGCATGGTGGCGGATTATCAGAAGTTCGGGGGGGGCTGATCCATGCCTGATTACGGTTTTATCTCGCAAGTCCAGACGCCGAATGCGTTGAGCAATATCGGGTCTATCCTCCAAGCCGCGAACGGGGCAATATCGCTGAAAAAGGCGCAGGCTACGCTTCCGGCTGAAATCGCTGGTGTGCAGGCGCAGTCGCAGACGGCGCAGACACAAGCGAAGTCTGCTGCCTTTAAGTTATCTCAGGAACAGGCGCAGCGGGTACAGGACGATTTCAATTCCATCGCTCAGGACCCTATTGTTGCAGCAGCGGCGCAGGAACAAGACCCGACACGACTACAGCAATATAGCCAGAAAATGCAATCCTTGCTTGATCAGCATGCGGCTTTCGCCCGTGGCGCTGGTGTGCCTGATGAAGTAGTCGGCCCTTGGTATCAGAAATACTCGCAGGTTATCCAACAGTCGCCGCAGTCCGTGCAGCAGCTTGTTGCACAACGCCAGCAGGCGGGCGTAGGCGCGTCCGGTCAGGTCGCGCAGACGCAAGTACCGGCGAGTGCCCAACAAACGCCAGGAACCGCTATGGGGCCGCGTGGCGTGCCTACCGTGGTACAGAAGGGTCAATTCGGTACGGTGCAGCAGAATGCCATGCCAGTGCAGGGACAAACCACGAACGCACCGCTTACTTATCCGCAGGGAGAAAGCCCGCAGACTGCTGCCCCTTTGTATGCTCTGCGCGATCAGGCGCAAGCGGCAGCGGCCCAAGCCCCGGCGCAGCACTTCAATAATAAGCAGATTCTCGATCTAACGCCAGATGCTTTTACCGGAACCGGATCGGGTAAGCTCGCCAGTGTGATGAATTCGGTCGGCCTGAGCGAGTTCATACCAAAGTCTGCTGCCGATATTGGGCCTGCAACTGCCCAATTGCGTCACTTTATAGCGCTCCAGGTCGAAAATAACGCGTCTTCGATGGGCGCGAATACCGATGCAGCGCGACAACTTGCAGCAAATGCGGTACTGCCTAGCGATTCCCCGGGCGAGGCGATCAAGAAAATAACCAAGGTCAATGATGCCTATGTGTCAGGGGCGGAAGCATTCAACAAGGGAATGCAGGCTGCGATCACCAGTCCGGACAACCAGAAGGACATTTTTGCTGCCCGCGACTTTCAGAACCAATGGAGTCAGACGTTCGATCCGATGGTCTATATCCTGAAAAATGCCAAGGCTTCTGGCGACAATGGAACAATCGACCGCGTTTTGGGCAAGCCGGGAAGCAAGGAACGCGCATCCAAAGCGGCAACTTATGCTGACAAACTCATCAAGTTGAACATGCTGACCACGGCGGGTAAATACTGATGGCACAGGTTGCGCTAGAAACCGATCCCGATACTGAATGGCTCCTGAACGAAGCCGGGAAGGGTGGGGCTGCGTCCGGTAGTGCTGCACCGCAGCAGGGCGTAAGCATTGAGACTGACCCGGATACGGAATGGCTGCTCAGTGAGGCCAAGGGGAAGCCGACGCAAGCGGCTTCTGTTGCGTCGAGTGCATCGCCTGCACCTATGGCCCCAAAAGCGCCGGAAACAGCATCTAAGCCGCTCCTGAGCGTTCCTGATGACCTTGGCGGAACAGGATACGCAGAAGCTGCCGCAAAGGTGCTTTCTAGCGGTGGAGCTGCCATTATTGGCGGCTGGCGTGGATTGCAGACGCTGGCATCGGGCGGTAGCGTGGATGAGGCGGCAAAGGCCGTAGAGCAGGAGCAGCGCGACCGCACCTACCAGCCGCAGACCGAAGTCGGAAAGAAAGCCAGCGCGGCTATCGAATCTCCCTATAACCCGCTGAATTGGGTTCCCATCGGTGCGACCAAAGCGGGGAACGCCACGCTTGCCGCGACCGGAAGCCCGGCTGCTGCCACGGCGGTAGAAACGGGGATTAATGCGTTGCCTGCGCTGCTGATGCGCGGTCAGGGCGCAAAGCCGGTTAGTTTGCTGCGCGATGTGAATCCATCCATTGCTGCCACTGCAAAGCCCGCCGCCGTGGCCGAAGCGACTCCGGGCATGACGCCGACACCTTCCATTCCGCCTGAACTTCCTGCGTATATGCGGAAGGCAGAAGCTGCGAACGCACCAGAAATGGCGGCTGCGGAAACCCCGAAAGCTACCTCTGCGCCCGCTCCAGAAGTCGCGCCCAAAGTGGCAGGCGTTGATGCCAGTATTACTACGCCAGTTCAAGGCAAAGCAGCGGCCATTGAATATGCGCCTGATCCTACCAAGCCAGTCGCATCGCCTCTTGATTTGCCAGAAGATGTGCAAACCTCTCGGGCAGAGATTTTGAAAGATGGCCTTGGCTTGGACAAGATTCGCAAAAGTGCCTTGACTGGAAATGTGCTTGAAGGGGCTACCGACGCACAGATAACGAAAATCAATGAGCCAGCAGGGCATCAAATGTTGCAGCATTTCACGGATGAATACAACGCACTGACAAACAAGGGATCGCAGATTGTCTCTGAAAATGGCGGTCGTGTAGGGCTGAATGACAAATCCTTGTATGCAACTGGTGACAAGATTTCAGCCCCTGTTGATGCCTTGGAAAAATGGTACGACAAGGCATCCCGCAAGCTCTATACGGCGGCGGATCAAAAATCCAAGGGATTGCCGGTCGTACAGACCGAACCGATACACGCCATATTGGATGATCCGAGTTTCGTCAATGGCGTCATGGCCGATGACAAACTTGGATTGCTTAAAGGCATCAAGAGCCAACTTGAACTGTTTGAGAAAAACAACCCGGGTGGTTTGACCGTATCGAATGCAGAAGAATTCCGCCAGTTCATCAATAAACGATGGAAGCATGATAACGCCTCAATCCTTGAGCCGATCAAGGAGGCTATCGATGATGCCGTTACCAAAAGTGCTGGCGAAGATGTCTATAACGTCAGTCGCCAAATGTGGCAGCAAAAGAAGGCCACGATCAACAATCCGAAAGGAATGGCGCGGCTGTTTGAGAAAGACCCGAACGATCCGCTATCCCGTCGCACGCCGAACGAAAAGATTCCGGCAACTTTACTGGATAAGTTGTCGATAGATCAGTTTAATGGTGTGATTGATACGCTGCGAAACAAGATGCCAGATGAACTTAAGCCGCAGGCAGATGCCGCGATAAAAGCCATCAAGGCGCATGTCGGCAACGAACTGATTGAAGCGGGCCAGCCGAATACAAAAACGACTACTCCATTTTGGAATAACCGTCGCGTCAATGACTATCTGGATTCACATGGCGAGAAAATAGCCACACTGTTTTCTGATGATCCTGAAGGGATCAAGAATATTCACACACTACGAGCAGGGGGGAACATCCTTGCCGTCGATGCCGCTTATCCCGGAGCGGCGGCACAAGGCACTAATCTGGTCAAGCAGGGATTGGTATCGCGCCTCATTACGCCTGCGGCGACATCGGCAGGCGGTGCCGTTGGGAGTCTCTTCGGCCCAGGCGGTGCAGCTAGCGGAGCATGGGCCGGTCGGTTCCTCGGTGAAAAGGCTTCCGCTGCCAGAAGCCAAGCGGCGGCCTTGAAGAAGGTGGGTCGGCGCGTTGTCCCGCTCGGGAGGGTCGGGAAATGACGGCGGTGAATACCATCGTATCCTCTTGTCGAGGAAATATTTAATGGCCCAAGCGATTCCGATCCATTCAAGCATGACGCACTATAGCATAAGGAAAATATCATGGCCGTGACACTTTGCCCCACCTTTGGCGTTGGCTATCAGTCGTTCAATGCTGGCGGCTTGCCCAATAACGCTGGCCTGATCTATACCTATGCCGCAGGAACTGTGACGCCACTGGCGACCTACACGACCTACCTTGGAAACGTGCAGAACGCGAATCCAATCGTGCTTGGCGCGGATGGACGCCCCCCGCAGGAAATCTGGATCACCATCGGCGTTTCTTACTTGTTCGTGGTGCAGGATTCGCTCGGCAATACGCTCGGCAGCTATGACAATATCTCCTATGCTGCGCTGATTACCGCGCTGTCATCCACCCCGCCGTTTGTCGATTCGACGCCGATCATCAAGGGTTCCGGCGATCCGACCAAGCTATTCGCAATAGAAGTTGATGGATTCACGACCGGCACAACTCGCACGCTGACGCCGCCGAATGCGAATCTGACGCTGCCGAATCCGACTACGACCGGAGACATTCCGATTGCGTCTGCTGCTGGCGTTCTGACCGTATTGCCGGTCGGAGCGGCTGGTTCAATCGCAATATCTCGCGCTGCATCGACACTGAAGGTTGCCTATGTCACGCCGCTTTCTTCGCTGATAAACGGGAATCTCTGGTCGGTGAATGCGGGCGATGCAACGAACTCCACGGACATTGCGGCGGGTGGTTGCATGGACTCGACCGGCGTTTATTGGATGGACGGCACAGCGATAACCAAGGCTGTCAATACGGCTTGGGCAGTCGGCACGAATCAGGGCGGCTTAGATACCGGAGCAGTCGGGAATAGCGATTACTATATCTGGCGGATTGCGCGCTCTGATACCGGCGTTGTCGATGCTCTGTACTCGCTATCCAGTACCGCACCGACGATGCCAGCGAACTATGATTACAAGCGGCTCATTGGCTGGATCAAGCGTCTTGCTGGTGCGAACGTGGCCTACCATACCTATGCAACTGGCGGCGGCTCAGTTGAATTGATATGGGATTCACCAACGCTGGATATTGACTTGAGCAATACACTGACAACTGCGCGCCGTACTGATGCGGTGAAAGTACCGTTGAATTTCTCCACCACGGCACATTTGAATGTCCGTATGTCAGATGCTAGCGCGGTATTCGCCGCATGGGTATATTGCCCGGATCAGACAGACCTTGCGCCGAGCGGAACCGCTGCACCATTGGCAAATACATTCGATTCAACATCGGCGGGCGGAACATTTTCGCAACAACGCGTGCGTACTAGTTCGGCAGGATTAATTGCGGCACGCGCAACGCTTGCCACGGTAGATTCGTACCGTGTTTCTACGATGGGATTTACTTGGGGACGTTCTATTTAAGGTTTTGCAATAACTTCATAATCATTTAACAATCACGCTCGAAGATGGCGGAAGGGAATAACGTAATGAGCAGCGAAGCGGAGTTGGCCGCGAAAACTGTTGGCACATGGGAATGGATCGTGAAGAACTGGATTCCAACCATGTATATGACAACGCTTGCGGCTATTGGAGGTATCGTGAATTTTCGACAGAAAATGAAGGCGGGGAATACCCGCGTGTGGAACCTTACCGAATTGATCGGTGAGATGTTCGTTTCAGCGTTTGCCGGATTCGTGACGTATTTCCTGTGCTTGGGCTTCGGCGTGAATGACTATCTGATGGTCGCTGCTGTGGCTATTTCCGGCCACATGGGCGCACGGGCAATATTCCTGTTGGAACAGAAAGCGCAGAAGACGTTTCAGGAGACGGAATGATTACACTGCAACAGTATTTCGGAAAATGGTGGAATCATTCCGATGTCACCGACGAGATACAGGCGAACGCGGAGCGGCTCCTTGCCGCCTGCGAGCATATGGAATCTCTCTCTGTGGCTGATGGAATCGTATTCCTTAACAATCCGGCTACTGGTAGTGGCGTATCGGGTGTCACATTCGGCGGATTTCGCCCGCAGGACTGCCCGCAGGGAGCGCCTCATTCAGCGCACAAGGAAGGGTTAGCCGTTGATCGTTTTGACCCGCACAACGAAATCGACGCATGGTGCATGGACCACGAATACATTCTGACCGAGTGCGGAATTTACATCGAAGACCCGAGCGCGACTAAAGGATGGTCGCACTGGTCGATCAAGCCGCCGAAATCGGGGAAGCACGTTTTCATGCCATAGGAGCGCACCATGAGCCTAACCGGAGCGGGTGAAATAGCTGATCTCGTTACAACAGCTATCAACAAGATATGGCCCGACAAGAGCGAGCAGGAAAAGCAGCAGCTTGCCGCAGCGGTCATGGTCGTGCAGGGGCAGCTAGACATCAACAAGGTCGAGGCCGCATCGCCTAGCGTGTTTGTGGCTGGATGGCGTCCGTTTATCGGCTGGACGTGCGGCGTGGCTTGCGGATGGAACTGGATCGGCTTGCCGGTCGCCAAGTTTCTGCTGACGTGGTTCGGGCATCCGATCGATGTATCGCCCGCTGACGTGTCAGAAATGATGCCGGTGCTGATGGGGATGCTCGGCCTCGGCGGATTGCGTACCTACGAGAAGGTCAAGAACGCGGAAGGCAACCGCTAATTTAAGGAGGGCCGCTACCCTCGGGGGTAAATCACTCCTGGCGGGGAGCGGGTAACGGCCCTTCGTAAATCTACGTTATGCGGATATCTGCGTCAAGCGATTAAATTCCACGCGATCCCTGATGTAATCCGATTCGTCGTATTGCGCGCTCGCAAGTACCAGGCACACTGCTCCGTTGCTGAAATCGGTCAGTTCGACCCATGTCATCGGCAGCACGCGAAGTCCTTCCCACGGATTGCTGAGTTCGATTCCGTTGAGCTTGAATCTGCCCGCTACGGCTATAAATACGCGATCCAGCGTGCGATGTGCATGGCCCCCGCGCAGTGAGCCATCGGGAACGTGATATAGCCAGTAGCAGCGTTTAATGGCGAATGGCAGGCGTTCGACAAAGGTCAGATTGCCGCGCGCGTCGAGAATCTTCGGGAACTGAATCAGGTCCATATATCGAGTTTTGACAAGTCCGCGAAATCCTTCGATCCGGCTTGATCCTCGTTATGGCGCGGCAGGCATGCGAGGTGCTGCAAGCCGAGTGCGGCGACTGTTGGCGAGAGATAGCAATGCCAGCCGATCTGCTTTGGTAGTTTCTCTGATGCGTTCAATCGGCCATCAAAACGCGCCCTCCTGAGCCACTGGTCCGCTTCTGGATCATCCAATAGGATCGCCCCGCCTTGCTCTAGGCCGAGGATTTTACTGGTCTGAAATGACACGCACTGCATCTGGCCGGGCCGATACATGCCGGAAGTGAAGCGGCGGGCGGAATCCCATACTATCGAAGGATAAAGGCGATATTCTCCGCGCCAGTCCGTATCGCTGAAATCGACGCGAAATCCAGCGTGGATTATTGACTGTGGAACTGCGCAATAGGTGCGAGAGGGGATAATGATAAGTTCATCCTTATGCCATTGCGCCCCATAGCTACACGCAACCAGCAGCGCCATTGAACAACTGTTCGTCGTGACAACGAACGGCGCGCCAGTATATTCCGCAAGCGCGGCCTCGAAATCTTCGACTACCTTGTATGCGTTCATTTGCAGACAATCATTAAATTCGCAGCGCACTCGAACGGCACGTCTATCTCGCACATGGCGCGGATCAGCTTGGGATCGAAGTTCGTAATCATGCTATTTGGGAGAGGCTTGAATTGCAGACCTTTCCAATGCATAGGAGTCCATCCTGTGACATTTAGTTGGCTTTTTATCGTAGCAAAATCATAAACACGGTAATGGCCCACTTGCTCATCGCGTGCGGATAGTGAATCTAGACACGGTTGCAATCCCATCTGCACCGCTAATTGCCGATGGTAGCTGTTGGCATTGCCGACAACGACAATCAGTTTTTTTGCCAATTTCCCGCATTGCAAAAGCAGATCAACTGGATTTTCTACATGTTCAAGCACGAATGATGCAATAACGCAATCGTATATCTGTGAAGTGGTGAAATCTGCAAACATGGTTTGCATAGACATAATGCCATGATGTTGATAAGCGATATGGCAACTTTCTCTAGAACCATCAAGAACTAGAACAGATTTCCCAGCATTGTGCAGCGCCTTGGCAATTATTCCGCTTCCCCATCCGAGTTCCAGAATGGTATTGCAGCCCTGCGTCTGTTCCAGTATCCATTTTGCCTCGTACTCCTGCATGATGTCCTCGATATGCTGGTCGGGCAGTTGCAGTTCAGCATAGGCGTCAGGTGACAGTTTTTGCATTGATGATTCCTTTCAGTATTTGCGCGTTAAAGGTATTGGCATACAGGTCCGGCGCTTTCCGAAGATTCGCCACAGTCGGCAACGGGTAGCGTATCGTTTTCGTTCCGCGCACGGTCGGGTATGAGCATATCCCTAGCCGATCAAGTTCGGCAGCAACATCGCACGCCCCGCGATACTCGACCACCATGCGGCAATTGCCATCCATGCCGATGCAGGTATCTTGGTTAGTCACTCGGTAAATTGGCGATGCAGTGACCACGAATAGCACGCTGGCGACGATATCGGGAATGCCCGTCACGAAGGCCAGCGAAAGTTCTACGGTGTCCAGATCGTCGCGTTTCGCGCTCGGTGTGACGCCTAGCGTTTCGGCCATGATGCCGAAGTATCCGGCTTTCGGGTAGTGGAACGTGACGGGCCGCAGTCCTTTTTTGATATGCGGCGGCGGGCACCATCCGGCACGGTAGTAACCATCGGCAATCGTCTTGTAGGGAATGCCGAGTATCTTGCGCGCCATCGTTTCTGCGACTAAGTAGCGCAGCTTGCTTGGATCGGCAGCATCGAAGTAATTGGTGATACAGGCATCACGGGCGACGACCCCGGGCAACAGCATCTGCGGCGTAGGAATCTCCACGATGTCGAATCGCTCGCGGATATAGGACTCGACCAACGACGTAAAGCGCCCGCAGCCCTTGTATGCGCCGGTATAGGTCGATAGGTCGGGAGTGTCGGTTCGACTGATGGTGTCGAACTCCAACAAGCACATGCCGTTGTCAAAACGGAAGCCGTCAATATCTGCGGATAGAAAATTGGGTGTGAGCATCTTCGTAATACCTGCTGATTGATTTGTTAAAAAGCATGTTTGTTTCTAAAACTTTTAATGCCTCTCTGGTAATCATGTCTATCGTCAAAAGCGATCCGGTTGGCGGCAGGATTATTTCAGTCTCAATCGGAATTATTCGCATTAACGAATCGGCGCGAACGATTGCTGGCGCTACACATAGCGCGATGCAGCTAGAAAGGAACCCACGTCTATTCACGGCGCAACCCCATCGTGAGTTTCAGCGACTCGCGGAAGCCGAGACTTCTCTTGAACTGAATCAGCCCATAGTTCGGGATACCGTTTTCGGTAGATGTTCCGGCGTCGAGCAAGCTAAACAGCGAAGAAAGAGAATGCCAATGGATGAAGTTAGCCAACAATACTACCGGCGAAAATACTTCCATGTTTGGTCCATCGCCCCACATGAAAATATAGCGAGTCTGGTGATTCAGATCAATACAAATTGCCCCAGCAACAAGCGAACCGCCTATCGAAGTAATTCCAAAACCATGCAAGCGTCCGGGAAATATTCGTTCCATTTCCATAAGCGCATCAAGTGGCATCGACATAGGTTTTCCCTTGCGTTGCCGGTTTTCTGCAATCACAGGATAGACTTCTTCTATTGGCATATAGTAAGCAGTGAATGCCTCGCGTTTTAACTTGGCAAGCCGCTTTCTGTTTCCTTCTGCCAATGGCAGTATCAGATTAATCGGCTGGTCGTAATTCAACTCCTGCCCGATAACTTGGAATCCGGCGCGACTCAGCACATTAAACGCCAGCGCGAACGCTTCCTGATCGTGCGACGATGGGGCGAGCTTGATCCGGTATTCCTTCGCGCCTATCAGCATCAGTTGATTCGCAATATCCTCATACGCGGCCAACGACACTTCGCCGCCAAATCCGCCGAATGTACCGCGCAACGGGGAATAAGCGAGGCCATCCTGCAACCATACCGGCATGACCGTGTTGCCAGATTGCAGGTAATGCGTGCCTTGATGCAGGTCGAAGAATTCGCGGGTGTGGAATATGGATAGGGTCATGACAGATACCGCAGCCGCATTTCGCATTGGATCAGCTCGCCGTCCAGTTGCGCTTTCCGGTCGTCTATCATCGGGGATCGCGGCCAGTCCATGCGGCGCAACGAATCCTGCTGATAATCTGCCATCCAGATAAACCAGCGCAGGATGGCGATATTCACGCGGAGAAAGAACCTGTAAGGCGAAAAATTCACGGATGTTCCTTTAATGTTCGCAGCATTTCCTTATCTATAGCATCGCGCGCGGCAGATACATGACGAGTTACAAATTTCAGGACTTCATCTAACTCCTTATTGCGCTTTTCTTCTATGGCTATGATTTCTTCGTCGGTCAAGAGCTTGATATATTCAAACATTTTCTGCGAACGGCCAGCGAAATATTCAAGCATCTCTGCGCGTATTTTATCCACACTCACGCCGCCACCTCGCGCTCTGTCTGTGCATCGGTTGGCACTTCGTTAAGTTCGCCCAATGGCGGGATGCGCTTAAGCATAACTAATTCGATTCCTTCCATAGCCGCTATTTTAGGGAATGCAAGCGCACTAAATGATCGGAGCACATCACAATAGGCGCATTGTCCATCGCCACCAACTGACAGGATTTCTGCTACTGTAAATATGTGACCGCCCCATATTGAAATATGCCCGCAGCAGGGAGTTCCACGCACTACCTGCACCAAATCCCCAACCTGAATCGGCCTATCGCTCATCATTTCCTCCATAGCCAAAATACTACGCCCAACGCCGCAGCGCCGACCACGCGCCACGGCCAGGAACGCTGCCACCAGCGGCAGCAGCGGTGATGCACGGCGAGGCGGCTGTGCGTGGTCATTTCGCGAATTGCAGCACAGGTTTCGGAGTGAGCGCCTTGGCTTGTTGCCAGCATTCCGCATATGAGCCGGAAACGCTCTTGATCTCTACCAGATTCGCCATGAAATCCTTGGTATCTCCTTCTGTGCGGCGAATTGGTGGTAACTGCATATAGACGGTTGCTTTCATCGCTGCTCTCCTTGTAAAATAATCTGCGCTTCCTCGGCGCTGCGGCAGACTCCAGCCACGCCTCCAAAGCCGCGAACAGTGTAGATAAACTTCAGTTGCGCCTCGGTCGCATGACCGCCTATCTCACGCTTGACCTCTAGAGCCATGAACCGGCCATCCTTCATTTGCCCGATGATGTCGCTACATCCGACGAAGCCGAACGGTAGGCGATTACCGCCGCCAAGATCAACCTGCCCGACCGACATGCGCCGACACCAACCGACTGCCGGATGCTTGCGGCACAGGTCGAGCACGGCGCGGAGTACGTCGGCTTCCTTTGCGCCCACTGATGCCTTCCTCGGCGCATACTCGCGCTTCGGTGCGAACGTAAGCACCTTCTCCGTGCGCGGTACGCCGTGCATGTCTGCGAGGAAGTCCATCGCGGCGTGGTTGCCGGCAACGGTTTCGCGGAGCGTTTTCGGGCGCTTGAGTGTCATGGCACGTCGTACCCTAGTAGTGGCCGCTGCGTCTGCTCGTACGCTTCCTCGCGGGTGAATAGCGTGGTCTGGCGCTGTGCGTTTTCAATGCGTTCTGCCGCGATGTCGAAGTATTTGCGCTCGCGTTCGATGCCTATGAACTTGCGGCCCATCTGCATTGCGGCGACTCCTGTAGTACCACTGCCCATGAAGGGATCGAGGATCGTCTGCGGATTGCCAGCTTGGTCGATGCACCAGCGCATGACCCCTATCGGCTTTTGTGTTGGATGGTCGCCTCTTGCCTCATTGTTGGCTCTGAGCATCCCATTCCAGCGATAGCGGATTAGGCGAACCGCTTTTGGCATGTTTGTCCATGCGAGTTCAGCGTCGGCAAAATCACTTGCGCCGTTTTCCTTGTCCCATACGAGCCAGCATGACGCTGCAGGCATCGGATAATAGTTTCCGCCAAAGATAATAACGCTGGCTGCAGCATCAATAACTAATTGGATCAATGGCATGTCCAGCGGGTTGTTATCCCAATCATCGGTGCCATAGTCTTTAGAGATTGCCAGCTTGCCACGGCTCGCATTCTTTCCTGCAGCCTCGCCAATCCCATACGGCGGATCGGTAATCACGGCATCGACTTTCGGCAGCGTCGGCAGGATGTCCTCGCACGAAGCGCAGTACAGCGTGGCGTTGCCGATGATCGTCGGCTCAGTCATGCGCCTCCCACGTCTTGCCAATGCTGCGCTCTGGCGTCGCTTTCCGCCCTAGCCACTTGCGCCGATGCTTGCGCTTGCCGGTAACTGCTTCCTCGTCCGACCATCCGAGCGAGTCGATGCGCTGTGCGATCTTGCGATAGTTCTGCCCTGTCTCCGTCGCCCACTCGGTAAGCGTCTGCGTGCGGCCATTGATCGTGATATGCCGATGCTTCTGGCGCGATGGGCGCGGCGTCTTGACCTGTGCTGCGTGGGCCGTGCGCCAGTCCGGTAGCGGTGGCAGAATCCACAGTGGCCCCACGACAGCCAGCGACTCGACCAGCGCCATGCACGCTGCCAGATCGCGGCGACCTTGCGCGGGTGATTGGATCGGCGTCACGCTGCGGCGGGCGGTCATGGCTTGATTGTCACCAGTTCGGATACATCGCCTTCCCAGTTGCAATCCAAGCAGCGACGGCCTTCGGTATCCTCCTCGCCGTTTTCGTCCTCGTAGTCGGTATCTTCGATATTGACGCCCTTGCAGCACGGGCAATGGATAAAGTCGCTCATTCTCCACTCCTCCTATACGCATCCTGCCGCGCGTCCCAATCGGCTGTGCGCGATCCCTCCGGCGCTACTCCGAGTTCGCTCCAGTACCACATATCGCGGCCAGTGACAGCAACCGGCGCGTTCTCCGGCTCCGGGTCGCAGGCGTTCCACGTCGCCGCTGTGCGCTGCACGAAGCCGTCATAGCCGTTCGCTACCCAATCGGTTATATCGGCCAGTTCGCGCTGCTCGGCTGCTGTACCGTGCCACCGTGCGCGGGCTTCGTCGTAGTCGTTAATCTCTTGCATGATCCAATCCTTTCATAGACTCGACTTTTTCCATTGAATGATGAGCAGCATCTGATATTGGCGGCGCATCCTTCTCCGCTGCCTTCCGCGCCGCGACGATCTTGCCGAACATCGTGCGGATATTCGACGGGATCAGCGCCTTCATCGCGGCTTTCTCTTCGATCAGGTCGAGATTATCGCGGGCTGCGACATACATATCGTAGGCTTCTTCGCTGCCGGTATCCTTGAATGTGGTCACGATTTCGGCGGCAATCTGATCCAGTGACTGCCTGCGGTCAGCGGGGAGTTGCTCGTATTCAAAGGCCGCGACGGATTTTGACGATGCCGGAATAGGTGTGATAGTTTCCACCTCGGTTTCGTCCAGCATTCCGAGGCCACAGATTGACAGCGTTACCCGGCGCTTGGCCTTCGTTTCCGCCTTCATCATGGCATTGGCGCGGGATTCGCCCTTCAATCCGCCGATGGTCACGGCCCCGATTGACTCATCTTGGCGCGTTCCGATCTTGGCGCAAGCGGTAACGATGTAGCAATCCTCGACTACTTCCCGTGCCTTGATTTCGATGCTGACGCCCTTGATTTGCCGAAGCTGGTCAGTCGCATCCCGGCGGGCATAGAGTGTCAGCTTGCCGTTCAGGGTGATGTACTCGAAAGGCTTGGTGAGCGGATTCAGGCCAACAGATTCGCAGACGGCCTTGTAATACATGACCCGTTCATTTGGCTGGAGCCTTGCCAAGTCGCCCGCAATCAGGACGCGCTCCAGTTCAGTCGATTGCTGCTGTACCACCATTTCAGTCATAGTAAACCCCCTCGGTTTCCATTTCGTGAGCTGCCGCAGCCAGTTCCTGCTCCGCGAGTTCAGCCATTACTTCGGCCTCAAATTCCGCTTCATCAGCGGGCTGCAATTCATTTCCCATTCAAAATCCCCCTAAGTCGTGCTGCGTTATTCAATGAGCGCCAGTAGCGGATAAGCTCGCGGATTTTCTGGCGCTGCTTGGCTTCGTTGATCCAGTCCCTAGTCATTTGCCGAACTTCGCTTGCAATGCGGCAAACAGTTGGCGCTCATGTTGCTCTTTCTGTTCACGCACCATCAATTATTCCTGTTCGCGTTTCTCTGTTTCTCCTGCGAGTTCGGGGCGCGTATAGGTAATTTCAATCGTAGCGTAATGGCTATCTTCCCAACTCGATATGCTGCCAATGCAGATTTTCGCGCTCTTGCGGAATTCTGCGGGGATTGAAAGGAGATGGCTAGTTAGCCATCCGATGCAATCATTCAGATTCGTTGGCGGCCAATCGCCGTCATATTCCTCACGATCAAAAACCACTATCTCTACATTGCGGCCCATTTCTTACTCCAAATAATTCTTGACAGACACATCCTGACAGAGTAAAACGCAGTTGTCAATAGGCAACCTAAGGAAAATTTCAAATGACACCGATTCAGGTACTAAACCATTTCGCAGGCCCAAAGGGAACAGAAAGCCGCGTTGTAACTGCTGCTGCCAAGTTGGGCATATCGCGTCAGGCCGTGCATAAATGGCTACGCGATGGGCGCATACCGCATCTTCGGCAATCGCAGATACAAGTCGCCACTCGCGGCAAGCTGAAAGCCGACCGCAAGGAGCGCGCATGACCACGGATACCGCCCCCTCGGACGCGCTGGCTGCCTATATTGCCGAATTCGGTAGTGAACCGCTGCGGTACGACGATGCTGCTGATGAGCAAATCCAGATTGACTCATTCGCATGGGTAGGATGGACGGAGCGCAAACGTGCATTCCTCGCCGCCTACTCATCGCGCCAAGCTGTGATCGACGCGCAGGCTGCGGAGATTGAGCAGCTAAATCTTGCCGAAGAAGGCGCGAAGGAAGCATTCGGGGCGCTCGTTGAACAGAAGCGCGACCTTGAAGCGGAATGCAAAAAGTTGCAGGGATTGCTTGATAGCGCACACAGCATTATCAGGAAGCAAGCAGTCGAGAATGTTCCTTTCGCATGGCAATACACAGTAAATGGCGCACACACGCTATTTAGCGATGTATGCCCACCTGATGACGCATACGACGAAGGAACGCTAATCCCGCTATACCGCGCCATACTCGCTGCCGAGCCAGCGAAGGATCAGACCAAAGGAGGAAGTGATGAAGCATAAATTTGAGGACTACAGCGACGTTAGACGCGACAAGGGAACGCACTCCCACGAGGAAATGGAGGAACGCGCTCGCAAAAGAGGATGGGCCTGCGTCTATTGCGGCAATATCATCGACGAAGCAGCAAACATAAGTAAAAGCTGCTGTAAAGAAACCGGGCATGTCGAGGAAGTTTATCTGGATACAGGAGAGCCAGTATGAATGATGTCACCAATAGTCGATCATCAACGCCAAGAACTGACGAGAATGCAATAGAAAGCTTGGTACATATTGACTTCGCTCGTACTCTCGAATTAGAACTGTACGACGCCATTACTCGCATCGCTGCTGCTGAGGACAATGCTAAGTGCGCTTGGCAGACCGCCGCGAACAGCGACAAGGCGTATCAGGCCGAGTACGCGAAACGGAAGGAAGCCGAGGCCAAGCTCACGGAGATTTATGCGAGGGAGCCGGTTGCCTATCGCTGGCAATGGGATGCGGGCCTTGAATGGCATTACAACGATTACGAAATGCAACGAGGACGCGAGACGTACTGCACGCAACGCCTCATCATCCAACCCACCCCGAAGGATTGAAAATGTCTGAAATTACCGCAATGAAAATGGTTCAGCAAATGTGCGAACAAAGTCTTAGCCCCGACTTCTTTGACCAATGGGAAGCAATTAGGGCAGAACTTTTCGCGCGACGGAAGAAGCTATCAGAACAAAGCCCATCGCCACAAATAGCAGAAAGAAACGGTTTGCCGCGTCGGTGCCAGATTGATTTAATGAGCCGCCCAGAATTGCGTATACATGACGCCATGCAAACGGTTGAAGCTGCCGGCGCCCATCCGCTGCTGACAGAAGCAATAAACCTTCTGGCTCAAGCCCGCGATAAAGTTGCCGACTTCGTAGAACTTCCAACGGAAAAGGATGCTGGCAATGAGTAAAGTATTCCGCACGCTTAATGAAGAAGAATTCGAGCAGGTATCTGCCATGCAGACCGAAATCGACCGCCTCAAATCCGACCTAGCGCGGCTGACGGCGCAGAAGGACTGGCAGTGGGTGCCGAAGGAAGCGACTCCGCGCATGTGTGAGCAGATGGAGCACTGGATGCGGGGATCGCAACACATGAACAAAGTCACCCGCGAATCACACATTGCTGAGGGCTGGAAGTTCATGTTAGCAGCCGCCCCCACAGACGAAGGAGAGGGATGATGCACATACTTGAAAGGTGGGAACTTGATGACATCAAACGTAATTCTGATCGCGCTGTTTCACGCCTTTATGAATTGGACTCGTTGCGTAGCGATGTTGGCAGTTTGGAACATTCCATTAGGCAGCTTCGCGCCGAAATTCATGAGCTACGCGCTCAAGTCTCCACATTGCAGGATGGTGAAATTGCCAGACTCACAGCGCAAATAGAAGAACTACAAGGAGCCACCCATGAGTAAGACGAGCATATATGCCATTAAAAATGCCTTAAAGGTCGGTCAGTCTTATGATGAACTAAAGCGCATAAACGACAGTTGCTCGCCTCAAGAGCGTGAAACTGAATGGGTGTGTGCCTATTGCGGTAGTTCTGCTGATGGCGCTCCTGATCCGTCACAGCACCATTGTTGCGGAGAGGTCGGCCATGTTGAGGAAGTTTATCGGGATACTGGCGAATCTGTGCAAGCCGCCCCGCAGAAGGGGGAAGGGGAATGAGCAAGCGCGACGAGCCTGACCGCTTTGCTGAGATGGTGCGCCTTTATCTTGCCGCCAATCGCATAAATCATAAAGTTGCTGCCAAGGAAATCGGCATTAGCGAAAGTACCTTATCGCGCTTTCTTTCTGGCCGAGGTATGCCAGATTACAAAGCGTCCCTTGAAATCATCGCATGGGTATTCTCATGACCTATATCGCTACTAAGCATAATAACTGCCCGACTTGCCGCTGCACTCAACCAATAGGACCAGCCATGACGATTAGCGATGAGAAGGTGTTGGAACTGGCAGATCAAGCGATTGCGCCATCGAAGTTTCTAAACAGGGACGACAGGCATCGCACCATGTCGATAGATCAACTATGCCGCTTCGCCACGCTGATCCAGCAAGCCGCGCAGCCGGTAGCCGCCGATGGTGCGATGCCGACTCCGAGGTTGCCAACGGTTTTCCCGCTCAATACCCCGTCAGTCGCCAACTTCAACCCGCAACCAAAGAGTTCGCCACCGCCGACCACTAGGGCGTGGTTCTGGACTGGCGAACTGTGTCATTACGAAAATGGCGTACTGCTAATGAAACTGGAGCATTCATCCGTTCTATCGTCGCCAAGCATGCCGGTCGTATTGCTGGAGGATTACGAACGCGACCTCACCGCGCTGCGTGAGGAACGTAACACGATTGTCGAAATCGCCAACAAAGAGCGCGAGATACTGCGTGACCAACTCGCCGCGCGCGAGGCCGAGATTGCGGCGAAGGATGCGGAAATGAAAGAATTCATAAACCTAACCGATAAAGGATCGGCAAAAGTTGCTCGCTGCTATGCAAAGTTTGTGGGAGCCCTCGCCACCCCCTCTCCCCGCGCGCACCTCGACGCGGCGCTGGCGGGGGAACGGGAACGCCTGATTGACGCAGCGGATGCCGTGCGCTTGCACTTGGCGGAAGGCTACCAGTCGAATATCGACAACAACTGCGCGAATATGGACGGCAATATGGACTGGGCGCGACTGGAAGGCGCAGTGAAGGTAGTCGCCGCAATCCGCGCAGGGGGCGAACGTGAGTAAGCGCCGCATACCGGATTATTGCTTTTGCCACACATGCAGCAAGACGTTTGACTGCTTGGGCATCGCATCCCACCGCGCCATGCACAGACGCAAGCGGGAACAATGCGAAATTTCGTACAGCAACGGCGACACTTTTCGCCATGACTACCGCGCCGCAGCCGCGATACAGGGAGGGGATGATGGCCTGTGAATACGTTCGTGAGTATTACGGAGTTCCCGCTGCGGTAGGACGCCGTGTGCTAGTTGATGGCAAGCCGGGAATCATTGCCGAGGATCGCGGCCATTACATAGGCGTCAATTTCGATGCTGATAAGCCTACTGTTATTTTCAATGTGCATCCAACTGACAAAGTGGAATACGGCGAAATGGGACAGCCGCGCAAACTGACGGCATCGCAACGACGCTATGCCCATTATCTGAATGTCGCCGATTGCTTCCGCAACTTCCGCGACTATTTGGACTACCTGAAATACAAGGACGAACACACATGACCGACGCAGCGATACGGCTGGCCCGCGAAGCTGGCTTACCCGGCTATCCTGACGACCTCGAACGCTTCCGCCAACTCTGCCGCGAGGAACTGATCGCGGAGCAGGGTGCAATACCGCCCACATGGACCGTCCGAATTGGCGAAGCAACCAAAGGGGAGCCTATAAAGGAAGGTGAACATTACAAGTGGGATGTGTCAGCCACACCGCCCGCAGGAGAGGCGCTGGACGCGAGGCGGTATAGGTATTTGCGCCGGGAAGTCGCGTATCCGGGCCTTGATCCATTCATCGCACGTTACAACGGATCATTCGTCCGCTGGACTGGCGGGGATGCCGACGCGCTCATAGACGCAGCAATTGCCGCCCTATCCGCAGGCGGGGAGGGGTGATGAACTGGTGGATATTTTTTCTGGCAATTGCTTTCTGGATTGAGGAAAACAACTATTTTGGCTGGAACATGATCCCTGCGTCACAAGCAGAGCTTATCGCGGATGGCATTGTGATCCTGATTGTCGCTATTGCGATGCTTCACCCGCAACAGCCATGATCGCTCTTCCCGAACGCCAGATAGCCGCCGCAGATCGCATGCTGAAATCCGTCAATGCGCTGCTGGTCGAAATATCTGGCGCAATGGAACCATGCGCCCCAATGCTGGCAGTGCGTAACTCGCTGACCTTCTGCATAGGCGAGAATCAGCGGGCTATCCTGGCACGCGATGGGCTGGTCGATGTCCATGCCGAAATGGGCATAATCGGCGGCCTAATGCTCGACATGGGCAAGCTGCCGCTAATCAAGCCGCTGGTGCGAGAGGACGACTTCTACGACGATTCCAACCGGCGCATATTCGCCCATGAGCGGCGACTGATCGACCGGCACGAATGGCCCGACCCGGTGACGCTGTGGAACTCGCTGCGTAGCACGAACGAAGCCTCGCTCATCGCGGGCGGATTCGACTACCTGGCCGACATCGCGCGGGAGACTCCGAGCGCGGCGAATATCGGGCAGTACGCGCGGATTGTTCGCAGCAAAGCCGAAGAACGTCGGCAGAGGGAGGCTACAAATGGACTTTGATCGCGCATGGAATGATGCCTACGCTGATGCTAGTGTCGCTGCTGAAATGGGAAACCATGATGGTGAATGGCGGCAATCTGAGGCTCTTTCGCGCTTTCTCCAACGCATAGCACCTGGCGGAGAATGGATACAAGCAGTCGCAACCTTCCGAGGATTGGCGCACGATGCTGAGATGGATCGTCGCAGACCGAAAGCCTACTTTATTCAGCCGCCATTCGATTAACCGTGCTAGGATAGCGCCAGTCGAACCTCCTCCGACTTAAAGACCCCCTTAGCCCATCCCCCCGGTGGGCGTTTTTTTGGTCAGGATCGCATCCTTCGCATAGCGCGTGGAATGCAGCAACCAGTAAGCTGCGACTTCCGGCCCAATATTCCGCAACTGGCAGTAGCCGATAGCTGCCCGCAAGCCCAACGTCGCAGTAATCGACCGCGCCGACGTGCAGAGCGCGGTACTCGGAGACTGTGCTTTCATATCGGCCCCTTTAGGCTGTGAGTGCGGGGAGCGATCCCCATTGGTCGGCCATTGCGTTTGCGATGCCTTGGAATGTTCGACTAGCGATTTTTGCGCGTTCCTCTTTTCGTGTGCCGCTGGTGATATGTGACCAGGCCGACATGCGCGCCCCATTCTTTTTGGTGTAGAACTTTCCCTTATCAACAATCTTTGTCGGGGCAAGTGTTGGCAAGTTCTTTAGCCATAGACATGTTGGCTTATTGGCCTCGTCGCCAAACATCCACGGATTGATTATCTGATGGGACTTTTGCCAATGTGTCCCAAGGTAGCCAATAGGATTTTCAATCGCAATGTGAGCGATTGGGCTATCCCAAAGTGATTTAACGAAATCCATTGCGGAATAGGTATGTTCCCATCGTTCCGGTCGTTTCTTATTCCACCATATACCCATGCTACAAAGATAAGTGCAAGGCGGATGGGCAATCATTAGGTCCCAATGTTGCGAGCTTGCGACTTCTATGGCATCACCAATAATATGTGGGCCATATTTCTCGCTCGGAATCAAATCGCAACTCCATGCGTCATGCCCCATGTCACGGAACGCCTCGCGCACCACACCGGAAAACTCGCAAGCAATCAGGACGCGCACAGCATCCTCGTTTCAACAACCTGCACCGGATTGATCGGCAGGCCCAATTCGGCAACGATGGAAACGCGTCCGCCATCCTCATCGTGCAGGGCGCGGAACACGATCTGGTCATCGCCTGCATCCTGCCATTCGGCACGGATGCGAACTACGTCGTTTTTTGCGATCATTTTCATTCCCCTTTGGTTAGGCTGACTTGACGAAGTAGCCGCTAAAGTCGCGGCGGGGCTTGCCATCTATTGCAGCAGGCACCACGACGGGGTTTTTATCAGCGCTGAATAATTCGCGCGCCTGCTTGATCGTGAAGCCACAATAGACGCGCTGAACAAACACGCCATTAGTTGTTTTTTCGATAACCCATCCACCAAGACTCGCATTCCAATTAACTGTTTCCATTTTTAAACCCCCGATAAACCCGCATCTGCGGTATGTGCCGGTAACCGACCGGCAGCGGTTAGGCTATCTGCGTTAGAACTATCGGTTTCCCGAGTTCCGGCACTGTGCTTTGATACGTGGCGCAGACCGTGTTTCTGTCTGCATACACCTTCAGGATGCGGTCTCTGTTGAAGCAGCCGCATTCATGCGCGCCGTGCTTCTTCATCAGTGCGGAAACCAAGCCATTAACGCTCTTGTATGACTTGCCATCCAGTTGGTAAATCGGCTTTTTGAAATCCATCTTCGCTGCTCCTTGTTCGGTTGGTATGGGGGCAATATGCGCCTAGCCGATGGGCTTGTCAAGGGGTAATGTCGATTATTTGCAAATATTTTGCTAGGGGTTGAACTTTCCCCGAATTTCGGATAGATTGCGTGGTATGCACAAATACCGCGAACGAATCAAGGCTGAGGCAAAGAAGCGCCGCCAGGCGATCATCCGTCTTCGCAAAACCCACACACTGGAGCAGGTTGCCGAGATATTCAAGATATCGAAGCAGCGCGTTAGCTATCTTGAGCTGCAAGAAAAACAAGGGAGAAAGCAGGAATGACAAAGCCTATTGCGATTCATATTATTGCCGCTCAGCCTGATACAAAAGAGGTTTTATTTGACGAAAAAGTCGGACTTGCAATTGGTGACTTTATCATTGCGTACCGGCTAGAAACCTATGAAATTACTAGGGCAGACGGCGCGAAAGAAACTTATACAGACTGCCTCCCTATTACCATTGATGGGGATACGATTGCTGGCTCAATTGGAATTCAATATGCCGACAAATCCGTGACTATTTATTCGGATTGTCGATATCTTTCGTTTGAGGAAGCTTTGGCCGATTACTTGCCGTCAGATTGAGCCGTTCGTGAATAGCCCACCTGATGACAGCTTCCCACCGCTGGAAGCGTATGCAACGCAAGAACTTGCGCCAATCCGCCGTCCTGACTGGCTTGGCATTCTCAGCAAATCCGGCAAAGCCACGGACAATAACCTCGACAACGCAATACGCAGCATAGAAAACGATCCCGAGTTGGAAGGCAGAATCTGGTACGACGAGTTTCTCGACGCCATTGTCACGAACTGGCAGGGGCCGCAGCGCAAGTGGCGGGATAGCGACGACATCCTGCTCCAGCTGTACATCCAGCGTCACGTCGGACTAAAAAAGATATCCGCGACCACTTGCCACGATGCAGCCCTAGTCGCCGCTTTCCGAAACATCAAGAACGAGTGCCGGGAATGGCTGGAATCGCTCAAGGGCGACGAAACGCCACGGCTTGACTACCTAATGTCAGAAGGCTTCGGCACTGCTCATAACGCTTATACGGCGGCGCTAGGCCGGTGCTGGATATTATCCATTGTTGCCCGGGTGATGCGCCCAGGCTGCAAAGTTGATACCGTGCCGGTACTAGAGGGCCATCAAGGGGCCGGAAAATCTTCGGCGCTCGCCATTCTCGGCGGCAAGTGGTTCGTGGAATGCCATGAGTCGGTGCTGACAAAAGACTTTTTTGGCGTCCTTGACGGCCACATGATGGTCGAAATCAGCGAAATGCACAGTTTCAATAAGTCCGAGATTGAGCGCGTCAAGGGCATTATCAGCTGCCAAGTGGATCGCTACCGGCGTGCATATGGGCGCAATACTGAGGATCATCCCCGCCAAACCGTCCTAGTCTGTACCACGAACCGCAATAATTGGCAAAACGATCCTACTGGCGCTCGCCGATTCCTTCCAGCCCTATGTGGCGAAATCAATCTGGAATGGCTCCAAATAAACCGGGAATTGCTCTTTGCCGAAGCCGTTCAATTATTCGCATCCGGGGCAAAATGGTGGGATATCCCAATAGATGAGCAGCAACGTGAAACGGATAACCGCCGCGAGGGTGATCCTTGGGAGGATGCAATCCTTGACTTCCTGATCGGGAAACGAGAGATAACCATACCGAAAATCATGCTCGATTGCCTAAATTTTGAGCTGTCACGGAATGGACAGCCAGAACAACGCCGCATTGCAGCAATCCTGGAATTTAACGGATGGACGCGCAAGGTTTGGAAGGAAAACGGTAAAACTAGGCGCGGGTGGGAGTTTAAATGACCAAGTTACATCAGTTACATCATGTCGGATCATCAAAAAACCCGCATGGTTACGCTAGTTACATCAGTTACATCATTACTATACTAATACAGGAGAGTGTATATATACACCCACGCCCTACCAGCTAAATGGCGTAACCGGTGTAACTGGTGTAACCGATGTAACCGGAACCGCGACTTATCCACAGACCCCACCACAACCCAAGGAGACACAAATGCGATTCGTGAAGCTGACTCACCGTTACGGCGGTGAATACGTACTTTACGTTGATGGCCTGCGTTCCATTCAACGGCTTGAGGCACATAAAGGTATTCCAGGGTGGGTTGAACCACGCGAA